TGCTTATGCACGAAGACGTGGTGCCGGTGTGCAGCCCGCGCCTGCTCGAATCCGCATCGCCCCGAGGCCGCGGCCGCGCCCACCAGAGCCTGCCCGCCGAGGCGCTGGCCGACTTGCCCCTGCTGCAGCAAAGCACGCGCCCCTACGGCTGGCGCCAGTGGTTCGAGGCCATGGGGGTCGACGCGCCCCACGCGCTCGACGGGCCGCGCTACGAGCTCTTTTCCATGCTGGCCGTCGCCGCCAGCCACGGCATGGGCGTGGCGCTGATCCCGCCCCTGCTCATCGAGGCAGAGCTTGCCAGCGGCGAGTTGGTGGTGGCCTGCGCGCGCCCGCTGCGGGGCGAGCGGGCGTACTACCTCATCAGCCCAGCGCAGGCCCAGCCGCCGGTGCTGGCTACTTTCTCGCGCTGGTTGCAGGCAGCGGCTTCCGAGTCCGCGGCGGCCCCCTTGGCCGGAGCGTGAACGTGCTGAAGCGCCTTCTGCGCGCTCGCGCACCAATGGGGTTGCCGCGCTTGCGCCATGGGGGGTGCTGAACTATTCTGGGCCAGCCTGAATCAGTCCCTCATCATCATCCACCTCCGTTCGAGAGAGAGCACCATGACGACGTACCACGCTCCGCATTTCGATCCCACGGTTGACGAGATCGAGACCCTCAAACAGCTCGAAATGGGCAAAGTCCTGACCGTGCCGCATGCGATCAAGGAGCATGTCTCTGCCCGCCTGCTGGAGTGGGGCCACATCGCCAAGAGCCCGAGCGGCCAGCTCTCCATCACGCCCAGCGGCCGCCAGATCATCCGACGGCAGGACAACTGATCCGCGGCCCAAGAAGCCGCAGCCGCCGGGAGGGTGCAGCCTGGCGCCGCCGCGTGTTTCTGATCTCCGGACCTGCCGCGCGGGTATTGCGCAGGGCCTCCACGCATGGACTGCAAGGCACCTATTCTTGCCGCCATGCCTGCTCTTGCCCCCGCCCCGCGTCCCCGCTGGCGCACTGCCGCGGTCGTCCTTGCCTCGGCCCTGCTACTGCAGGCTTGCAGCGCGGTACGCCTGGCCTACCAGCAGGTGCCGCAGCTGGCGGCCTGGCAGATCCACCGCCACCTGGACCTGACGGACACCCAGCAGGACCAGGTGCGCGAGGCCCTGAATGAGCTGCACCAGTGGCACCGCGACACCATGCTGCCCCGGCACGCCCGCCTTTTGCAGCAGGTGCAGCAGCAATTGCCCGGTGACGTCACGGCCGAGCAAGCTTGCGCGACCTATGCCGACGTCCGCACCCAGCTCGACCGCGTCATCGCGCAGGCCGAGCCGCGCCTGGTGTGGCTGGCCTCGCAGCTCACCGCAGGGCAGATCCGCCACCTGCAGAAGAAGCAGGCCGACAGCAACGCCGACTGGAAGAAAGAATGGCTTGATCCCACGCCCGGGCAACGGCGCGAGCTGCGCTACGAGCGCCTGTTGTCCCGCGCGGAAAGTTTCTACGGCCCGCTGGAGCCCCCGCAAAAGGCCCTGCTGCGCGAGTTCATTGCCCGGCAGTCCACCTGGGACCCACAGCACACCTACGCCGAACGCCTGCGCCGCCAGCAGGACTTGGTTCAGGTGCTGGAACAGATTGCACAGGACCGCGCCAACATCGCACAGGCGCGCACTCTGCTGCGTGGCTACCTGAACCGGCTGAACACTTCACCCGACGCCACGTATGAAAGCGCCGCCCGGCAGTGGGTGGAAGAGGGGTGCGCGGCCTTCGCCCAGCTGCACAACGCCATGACAGACGCGCAACGGTTGAAGGCCGTGCAGTCGGTCAAGGGATATGAACGCGATTTTTGGGTGCTGGCAGGGCGGTAGGGGTTGCCGAGTGGCAAGAACCGTGCGAGGCAACATCTCCGCCATAGCGTTCACGGGGAGGCTGACAGAGCAGCAAAAAGGCCAGTAGCTTGTGCAAGCTACTGGCCTTATCTGTGGTGCCCGGGGCCGGAATCGAACCGGCACGCCTTGCGGCGGGGGATTTTGAGTCCCCGCCAGAAACAAGCACTGGCGCGGCCTGCGGGCCGATTTTTGGCGCATGGAGTTGCTGTTTTGTTCGCTGGATGCCGGAGTTATTGCGCCTACGATTTCTCTGAATCTGCCGCCTCCCAGCATGTGCCTTCGGCAATCTTGAACGTTACATGCATATCCGGAGTGACTACCATCAAGTGTTTGCTGCAAACGCTCCCTGTGGGTAATCGGCTGTAGTGCTTGCAATCGCGGCACTCACGATCATCAACTGCATAGATCTGTTGTCCACAGTCTGTGCACCAAGATCCTTTGACCCCGGAGCGGCTTTTGGTCCATATGTGCCGACATTCTTCTTTCATCTCACTGCCCTCAATGTTTGCACCTTGGTGCGGTAGTGTTTCTCCGTCAGCGCCGTGCTGCTGTGCTGCAGTAGTTTGGCCGCCTGTTCCAGGTCCTGGGCCAGGTCGGCGGCGAGCGAGCGCATGTCGCGCAGGTACATCGCCCTGATCCTGGCGCCCAGCTCTTTGTCCCCAGCCTTCTCGGCTTCCAGTGCGGCGCGGTCCCGCGCATCGTCCCAGCGGTCCCGCAGCATCGTAGGTGAAACCTGCTTTCCGGTCTTGGTGGTCAGCAGCATGACGCTGTGCGCCCGCATCGCCTCGCGCCTAGCAGCCAGCGCCGTGAGCACGGGCGACTCTGCCACGACGAACCGCACCGGCTTGCCCGTCTTGCTCGCGCGGTGGGTTATCACCCCATCGACCGGCATGCGCACCGTGCGCGCGTCGGTGATCCGCATCCCTGTGGCAGACGCAATGTCCATGCAGTCGCGCAGCACCTGGTCGGCCTGCGCATACACGGCAGCGAACATGGCGCCAGTCACCTCAAACTCCCGGGCCTTCTCCGGGTTCTTCCAGCCCTTCACGCCCTCAGCGGGCCACGGTAGGCGCGTCATGCCCCACAGCTGGGCCTTGCCCCACACCACGCGCAACAGCGACATTTCCCGGTTTCCCTGGGTTTTGGCCGTGCGGTGGTCAAGGTAGAAGCGCAGCGCGGGCAAATCCACCTCATCCCAGGCCATCTGCCCGAACACCGGCCGCAGCGCGCGCAGGTTCTTTGCGTAGCCCTTGCGCGTCTCTGCGCTGGTGTACTCGGGCAGCACCTTTTCCTCAAACCGTGCCAGCGCTTCCTCAATGCGACCGATGGTCTGCGGTCGTTTGTTGTGTAGCTGCTCCCACTGTTCAATCGCCCGGGCGTAGTCCTTGCCCAGGCGCACGTCGGGTTTTCCTTCAGGCCGCATGTCGTACACGTAGTACACATAGGCCTGCCCGCCCTTGCCCTTGTAGACCTTGGTGCGCAGGCGTGGGTACTTCGTGATTTTTGCCATGTGGACTCCTACCGGATGGCTGCGATGTTCATGCCAGCGCGCGCGAGCACTGGCTTGCCTTCGAGCCATGCTTGCACATGCACCCGAGACACTATCACCCGTGAGCCGTCCTGCTTGTGCGGGATGCTTCGGAACCTGAGCCAGGCAGCTTGTTCGGCGCTGCGCGCGTAGCCTGTCAGCTGGTGGAGTTCAGGTCCGTTCAGATATTCTGTCATTGCACTCCCCTCAAAACACAAGGTAATCCACAACCGGCTCGCCATCCGTCCCTGGCGTCCGTGCCACCGATGCCTGCAGCGCCTGGCCAGCGATCGGGAAGTGCCGCGCACGGTCGAACAGCACAAGCCCGCGCTGGACAAGGAGGAACGTTTCTCCGGCCTCTTGGTACAGCTCGGCATAGAGGGCGGTGCGTCCATCTGGAGATGGGGACAGGCGAACGTGCAATACGTAGGCAATGCCCTTCTGTAGGTGGAACCCAGGTGCCGATGTGATGTAGCCCTCGGGGCTTTCGTGATCGCTCAGACAGTTCGTGCCGCTGGGCGCAGCTGCCAGCACTACCCACATGCAGCGGTCGTGCTCCTGGCTCCACGTGAATGCGTTTGTCGGGTCGGGGGCGTCGTGAAACCACAACTCCATAGCCAATCCACTCTCCCCGACAAGCGCACCAGCGCCGTGAGTCCACAGCATCTCGCCCTCATCGTTGCGGGGATTGAAGCTGGAAGCGACTTGGGTGAACGCCAGCACGACATGCTGCGGCGCTTCAATGCGCTCGGCACGCGGCCCGGCCCACACAAAACGAGCCCGGAGCGTCAGTACTCCGCCGCTGCTCAATGCAGCGTAGTCGCGGGTGAATTCCTCGCGGTACTCGAAGTCGTAGTTGTTGAGATCAGGATCGCCCGAGAGCGACCCACCGCCACCGCAGGCGGCCAGGAAAGCAAGAAAAAGCAGTGCAAGGTAGCGCATGTGGTTTCTCCGGGCAAAGAAAAAGCCCCGACATGCGGGGCTTGGTGGGGTGGGTTGGTATGGCTATGCTGGCGCCGCTGGCGGCTTCATAAACGTGACCCAATGGGTCTTTTCACGCTTGCCAGACTTGTGGCCAAACAACGGCTTTTGTTCAGTCAGCGCCAGCACGCGGCTAACCGGCATCTGTATGTCGGCCCATTTGAAGATCAGAATTCCTTCCGGCTTGAGCACGCGGAAGCATTCAGCGAGGCCTCGACGTAGGTCGTCCTCCCAGTCATCCGTCAAGATGCCGTACTTAGCCCTCAGCCAGGATTCCCTGCCAGCGCGGCGCAGGTGCGGCGGGTCGAATACCACCAGCCGAAAGGACTCGTTGGGGAATGGCATCTCGCGAAAATCCATGTTCAGGTCGGGAGTTATATTGAAGGCCCGACCGTCGCATAGGGTGTGTTCTTCGCTGCGAATGTCTCCAAACAGCGCCCGTTGGTCGTGACGGTCGAACCACATCATTCGACCGCCGCAACAAGGGTCGAGTACGCTCGCGTGCATCTCGTTCTCCAAATAAAAAAAGCCCCTCTCGGGGCTCATTGCAGTGTGTGTACAGGCTCGGGCTCGTCGTCCCGGTCGGGTATGTCTTCGTCGTCGCTGTCGCGCTCTTCCTGCCAAGGCTGGAAGTCCCAGCGCTCGCGCTTGTCTCCGCGCTCACGTAGTCGGCGGGATGCCATGAGGCTCTCCTTTGGCAGCGTCAATGTATTGCGCCCGTTGGTCTGGCCGCCACCACCCCACAAACCCGCCAAAGTCCACAAACCCACGCTGAGGCTGTGATCCTTCAACAAGTCGTTCAAAGCAGTAGCCGGTGATCTGATACCCACGCTCTTGAAGCTGCTCTAGCTTCTGCTTTGCAAGGGGCGTGAAGTCGGGGACTTGTGTTGTTGGCATGTCATGTCTCCTTGATGCCGTGGGCTTGCTCTCCGTCACGCAGGCCCATCCGATACCAGTTGATGCAGACCTTATCGCTGGCCTTCAGCTCGTAGTCCTTGCGGAAATGCTTGGCGGCGATCAGCTCGTCAATCTGCTCATCCGTCAGCGGCACCGCCCCGGCCTGCGCCTGGGTGGCAGCCTTCTTCCCGGCGTAGTAGCCCTTTGAATATGCATTGGCCTCGGCGTACGTCTGAAAAGACTTCGCGCCAGTTGCATGCTGGGCCTGCGCATGGGTGGGCTGCGGGGTGGTGTGCAATGGCATTGGCCGCTCAAAAGACTTCTGCTTTCCAAGCGTCGTTGTGATGGTGGCCGATCCTGAGCGGCTGTTTGCAAGCCAACCAATAGCACGCTCATCAACCCAAGCCACCTGCTCACCCGCCACTGCTGGCGGTGTGCCCCGCTCCAACTCTTCGATTGCTGGTGCAAGCAGTCCTTCGGCGATTCGCTTGGCGCTTGCCGTGTCTCGCACAGCACCATTGACCATGTTTTGGTACAGGTGGCGCAGTTTGGCGATGGTGGGTTCAGTTGCCATGGGGGAACTCCTTCTGTGCCAGGGCTGCGCGGATTGCCTCGGCGTCCTTGCAGTGGCTGATGCTGAGCGCGTCCATGTCGATGTGGTCTACGGCCAACTGCAGCGCGTTGCGCAGTACCGCATCCCCCTGGGCGGCTGGGGTGGGGGCGGTGGCGATACCTGTGTCTGCTCGCGCATAGAGACGTTCCCCAATGCTCAACCATCGCCAGCGGCCATCTATTTCGCGCAGGGCTTGTTGCCCCATCTTTTCGCACTCCACCACCTCCGCTACAGGCACCATGCCTACCGGATCTAACTCCGCTACTGCGCCAGCGGCTGGTGCCGTCACGCTGTCTGCCGGGGCACGGGCTGCGCGGGCCTGCCATCCTTTCCAGCGCTCTACGTGCGTGTGTGCGGCCCAATTGCTGTAGCCGGTCGATGCGTAGCCAGTGCCGACACGGATGCAACCAAAAGGCAGCGGAAACACCTTCTCGAAGTCGTCGCGCTCGTCTGGCGCAGGCTGGCTGTCTGCCTGGGGCGTGGCGGCTGGTGCTGGCTGTGCCGCAGCCTTCAGTGCAAGCGCCTCGGCCCACACCACATCAAACGACACGTTGCGGCTTACGCCCCATTGATCCTTCATCTGGTCGCGGACACGCTCAAGCCGCGCCACGTCCTCTTTGCAGGAGGCAAGTTCACGCTCTGCCGCCCCTGCTCGACGATCCGCTTCGGCCAGTTCCGCCACCCCGGCTGGTGCTTGCCCGTGGGAGGCGCGCAGTGCGTGGGCGCTGGCAACGTCAACCTCGGCAGCCCACTGGCGCAGCGTTTCAGCTGCGACACCTTGGACGCCAACGGCCTCGGCGCGCAGGTAAGCGGATAGGCCCTGCATGGGCGCATAGGCCCCGCCCGTCATGTTCGATTCCGCCCGGTTTTTCGACACATCGCCTGCAACGTGTTCGATTTCTGCAGGATTTTCGACATAGGCCCCGCCCTGGGGCGCTGCTGGCTGCGCGGCCACATGGGCGATTGCAGCGTCCCAGATGTATCGAGCAGTTGAGTGCGAAACTCCTGCTAACGGCGGCTGCATCAACTCATTGAGCATGTGGCCGTACCAGAACGTGTAGAACGCGTGGTCCTCTTGCGAATAAGCGGACGGTGGCGCGCCGCGCAGCGCTTCCGGCTGGGCGTGTTCGCCTTGGGTGGGGGTGGTCATGGTCCTCTCCTGAGTTGCTTGAGCAGTAGCCGAGTCAATCGCGCGTGAACGCGTACAAGGCGCGGGTCATTGGTGAAGTGGTATCCGGGGTCTTCGATACGCCCGAAATCGTCTGAATGCGAGCGCTCGGTCGGGTATTTCTTCTTGAGCATCGCAGCGGCTTCGTTATGGGCTGCTGCGCGTGGCGTGAAGTAGTCGCGCCTGGCAGTTGGCGCGCGGTAGACGGTGCGAGTGCCTTTTTCGACGAGCGCCATCTACGCCCCCTTTGCCTCAGATGCGGGAGGGGCGGCGGCGATCATTGCGTTGAAGATGCGCTCTACCTTCTCGCGCGCGCCGCGTCCATTGCGGTTGTGCAACATCTTCTTGCCCGCGTCGATCATTGCGTCGGTCACGGCCATTCCCTCTGGGGGAGAGGGGCGAGCCGCCGCGAAGTCGTCAATGTTCGCCAGTGCATCGGACAACTGCAGTTGTCCATCCCATGCGCTCGCCTCCATCATCAGTTTGAGGTGCGCCCACGTTCCTTGGGTGATTGAGCCGTCTGCGTTAACAGAGGCAGAGGGGAGCAACACGCTGCGCCGCCCTTCACTACGTGCGCTTCTCTTGAGCTGCACCAGTGACCGCGCGAACTTCTCATCTCCGCTGTCGAAGTAAAACTCGGTCAGGCGATCAAGCTGGTGCTCCAGCGCTGGAGCCATGGGCGGCACGCACGAGAGCCGGGCCAGCGCAAAGATGAGGCCCTGAAGTTGCAGTTTGCGCGGGTCAGCCTTGTCGGGTTCTGTCGCCCCGGCTGGTGCTCCCTCTGGGGGAGAGGGGTGGGTGTAGAGGGGGATGGCGGTGTATGGCTTGAGTGGGTCTGCGCCCTTGCGCTTGTTGTAGTGCGCGCAGAACCGCTCGGCTGACCCTTGGTCGTGCGCGGCCTCGTAGAAGCCCTGCGAATCGAAGATGCCCCACGCCACTGGCTCACTCCCCGCACTTGCTGCGAGAGATGCGCGGGCCTGCCAGCCTTCCCACTTTCCGTTGAGCATCACGCGCTCTTTGCCGTAGTGGTTGCCCTCGCGCAGTTGGGCAATGCCTTCGTCCGCGTTGTAGCCTGCGGCCCGCATCTGGTCGCAGTACCAAGCCTCAAACGCCTCGCGCTCTTTGTTCATTTCGTCTGCCATACGGCCTCCATGTCTGTTAGCAACCGCGAGTCATCACCGGGCGAACCTCTGGCGGCGCAAGCTGCAGCCAAGGGTTGACCGATGCAGCGGCACCCTGACGGCGCGCTCTCGTTGCGGCATTGATTCGTGCTTTGTGGCGGTGGTAGTAAGCGCGCTTCTGCGCCAAGTGCCGGGCCTTCGTGGCCTGCGGGCGCGGCTTGTCTTCCCCGCCCTCCGCTGAGTACAACGGGATTTCCCGGCCCTGGCCGTATTCCTGCCAGCGGTAGCTGACGATGCGGAAATGACGACCCGGGTACTCGTAGCGAGTGCCGACGATCGCTTTCTCCACCATGGTGCGCGGCCAATCCAACTCGGCGGCAATGTCGGAAATCGCCATTGGCCCGTTTCGCATCAACACACCGAGAACGGCTTCGCGGATTGGCGCTCTTTTGGTCTTTTTCATGGCAATAAAAAAGCCCGCTAGGCGGGCTGGTGTGGGGTTGCTGGTGGGGTCAGGATATGGTCAGTCGGTCCTTGCGCACAATGCGCGCTCCTGCCACTGCTTCGCCAGCCTTGATCGCTGTCTTGATCTTTGTCTTTGAAGGCGTGGGAGGTTTTGGATCGTTGCACAGCGATGCCGGGAATTCCGCGTCCGGATCCAGCTCCACCGACTCATCGCGCTCCAGGTACAGCTTGGCGGCGAACAGGCCCAGCTCGTGTTTCACCTCAGTGATGCCAGTGGCCTTCATGCAGTCGGCCAAGTAGGCTTCAAACCGCTCCAGGTGCCGTTCGCGGGCCTCTACCTTGGCGAGCATGTCTTTGATCATTGCCTTGGCGCTGGCGAGCGTTGCCGCTTCCTCCTTGGCGTAGGCCACGCAGGCCACGGCCTTGTTCTGGAAAAGCTCTCGGCTCTCGGTGTAGCTTTCGATGATCTCCCCGGTATCAGGGTCAATCTGGTTGATTGCCTCGCGCACGGCTTGTGCGGCTTCAAACAGTGTTACGTTGCTCATTTCGTCCCCATGAAGTAAGAAGGCCAGCTACTGCGGCAGTGCTGGCCTTGGGTTGTTGGTGTTGTGTGGCGATCAATAAGGCGCGTCGCCGAAATCGTCAAACCCGCCTGCTGCTGGATGGCCCGGAGGCGGTCCGCTGTGGTCGTTGCGCTGCCCACCTGCGGGACGCGTCTTGAGAGGACGGTCCGCAAGCGTCGCCATGATCCCCGCCAGCTTTTGCGGCTGCGTCTTGTTGCCAACGATTTCGCTGGCGGTCAGTTCGGTGTCCGCTTGGAACGGGACGACCAATTCAAGGCGCCAGCCGGTTTCCCCGGTCTTCGTGCCGTCGCGCATCTTTTCGTACTCAGTGTTGCGCATGACCAATCCAATCGGGCGGTTGATCAGGTCCGGGAAGGTTTCGGCCTGCACCTTGGTGGTTTGCCGGGTGTCGTAGTCGTAGCGGTCAACCTGGGCTTGTGCAATTTTCAGATCGCGGCCAGTTGGAAAGCGCAGAACGGCCAGGATTGCTTGCAGGGACTTGAAGCCCATCAGCTGCTTTCCCATGTTGTCCACGGTCCAAAGGTCAAACCGTGCGGTTCGCTTGGACTCGTCCTCAAAGGTGAAGCCGATGCCGTGGGTCCCCTTGTTGGAGCTGATCAGCTTTTCAGCGCGTGTGAATTTGCCTTTGTACTTTCCGGTCTCATCGAGATAGGCGCTGATGTTGTCGGCTTCTGCCGCAGTGGCTGCATCGAATTTGTACATGGTGTGTCCTTGGTTTAGACGGTTTCTTGAAGGCCGTAGTAGGAAAAAATGGCCGCATCGACAGCGGCTAAGTCGTTGTCGATCTGGTCTGCCTCAAACAAGCCCATTGGGCTCTTTACGGTGTCGAGGCCGCTGTTTTTTGTGGTGAACAGGTATTGCCCGTTGATCACGGTGGTGCGCAGGACGATGGTCAGCAACCCCTCCAGCGTGATCTTTTCATCCAAGAGCTTGCCGATGGTCTTGGCCTTCACCCGTCCGTTCTCATCCTCTTGGGTGTGCCCAAGGATGTAGACGCGCTTGTGGTCTGGTAGCTGGCTTGCGGCCATCAGAATCGACCATGCGTTGTGCGCGATCTCGTTGTATTTTGCGAATGCTGCGTTGCCAGTTTCTTTATCCAACACCCGGCGCATGAATTCGTTGGCCAGGATGTACTGGAAGTCGTCTAGAACGATCACATCCCGGCGAGTGCCCTTCATCATCTTGATGATCTGGTCCGCGTTGTCATAGACAAAGACATTGCCGTTTGGCTTGTTCTCCTTGTGGAACCAACCCCATCCATCAGAGCGAAACGGAAGCGGCTTCTTGACGGCCTGGATCAGCAGCGTGTGCGCTGGGTCGAGATTGCGCAGGCTGGTTGTCTTGCCCGTGCCGGACTGGCCCAGGATGAGGGTTGCAATGGACATGATGGTTTCCTTGGAATGCTTGGTGTTTCTGGTCGTAGTCAATCTGTGCGCAGGCCGCAGCCTCGTCGCAGGATTCTTGAAGCATTGGATGCATGGTCATCCCCTTGAAACAGTCCACGCCAGGAGCACAGCCTTGATAGGCCCGTTGCACTGGCGATAGATGCGCCATAGTTGTGTGAAGTCTTTGAGGCGGCTCATGGCGTCACCAATACCAAAGCAACAATGGATGCCAGCAAGCCAATCCATAGCCCGATAGCCGCGCCCAATAAATATCCATCCGTTGGGTGGTTCATTTCGGTGTCTCCGCTACTGTGTTGGGGAGAGACTTGGAGAGGGCGGCGCGGGCGTGTTTTGCGACCCAAGCAACATTGCAGTACGTGGCTTCTGCCGATGTTGCGATCTGTTGCAGCGCCCGCTCCAGCTCCTTCACCCGCTCTACAAGCGCGTCGCGTTGCTCTACAAGCTGGCGGGGAGTGAGGCCGGTTTCGTGGTGGACTGTTCCGGCTTCTGCGATCAGGTCTGCAGACGCTTCGCCGTGTAGACGGCAGATCGTCACGCCGTCGTTCTGCCCTTGCGTGTCCAAGCGCTCCATCACGCTCAGATAGTCTGAGTCGTCGTCGTACTCGGCAGCCCACACCAAGCGCGGCTTCATTTCACTCATGGCTAACCTCCTTCGGTTGTGCGCGTTCAAGCGCTTCGGCAGCCTGCAGGTGCCAGTGTCTGAATGGGTGGTTTTCTGACTGCGCGCAATGCAGTGCACTTCGAAGTGCTGACACAAGCTGGTCATGGCAGTCTGCGCGGCGCTTTTGTTCTGCGGCGGCGGCTGCTGCTGCTTTTCCAGTTGCGAGCCTTGCATTCCATTCGGCTTCCCACTTGGCATTCCGCGCATCGCGCTTTGCTTCGACGGTGGGCGGGTGGTGCGTCTTGCAATACCACTTTCCTTCGTGCTCGTAAGCTGCGCCCTTGCCGCATGTCTTTGACCAGTAGCCGGTATAGATCTTGGCGCAGCATGTGTGTTTCTCACTCATGGCTAACCTCCTTCGCCGCTAACTCAGCAGCAAAATCAGCCCTTGCCCTCTGTTCTGCCGTCCACAATTCCGGCCGCTCTTTTTGGGCCTGGACGAGTGCATCGCGCAGGCTTGCAGCGGTGGCCCTCTCTGCCTCCCAATCTGCTGGCGAATCGAGGTATTGCGCAAAAAAGAAAACCGCCAGGATGGCGGTTACTCCGATGGCGGTCTGCCAGTTTGGTATGGTGTTCATTAGTCAATCTCCGCGTTGTGATATCCGTGCTTTTGAGCGAGCGCTTTGACCACTGCAATGCACGACTGCACCCCAGCGGAGCACCCTTCCATGAGTGCAGCGATGACTTGCTCATCGTGGTCGCGGTAACTCAGTCCGTCGAGCAGGCGGTCGTACTTGCCGAGCCGTGCCTCAAAGACTGCGACAGCAGCTAGCCGCGCTTCTTCTCGCTGCATCAGCTCGTCGCGTTTTGATCTGCGGTCTTCTTCGTTTGCGCAGGCGAGCATGTCAATTTCAAATGCCATTGCTGCCTCACTGTTCATGGCGCCATGTATGGGCCGCGTCCAACTGACTGATCAGCTTCTTGAGCGTTCGCTGTGTCGGAAGCTCGCGCTTAACAAAGCGCGCCACCCGCGCATATGCCTTTTCCCATATGGCCGTTTGCCGAATCCCGTACGTCCCTTGGTCAACAATGCTTGTGCGCATGCGCTCCATCAGGCGCTGCTTGAGTTCAAGACGCTTCGCCGCGTCCTTCGGTGCAGATGCTTGTGTCATTGCTGTTCTCCAGAAAGCAGAAAGCCCGCGCGTTGCGGGCTTGGGGTGGGTGGTTGGTGGTGCCGGTGGTGATCCCGGCTTGCTGGCGGACCGATTGGGCCAGCGTCTTTTGACGACATTCAGTCCATTGCCCATCACCATTGGGCATTCACCACCACAACTGCCACCGCCAGAACGGCCGTTCTATCCCGAGGGACGCAGTGACAGATGTGGTGGCCCTGGGCATCACGCCCAGGTGGCTTGCACAAATTTCTAAGCTAACGTTTCTCGACTAACAGGGCGACTAATCGCAGGACTTACAAGGGGCGGAACGGTGTCTATCCGCCATTACCCCTAAGCTGCCTGACTTACTGCGCCACTTACTGCGTTACTTTGTTTTGCTTCGAAGCCGGTGCATTCCTCAAGCCATACGGGGTCGTAGTTCAGCGGATGCATGAACCAGCCCTTGGCAATGCCGTGTGGATTACCTTTCACGGTGATCTCCTGGTTTGGTGCCTCAATAGGACCGCCCCGGCGGCTTGCATGAAGCGTTGCAACAAGCATGGCGAGCGGACCAGCCACTCCGTCATACGCGGGGTGCACACATTGGCTGTGCGCAGAGAATTCAAGTTGCTTACGGTGCTTGCACTCGTAGCAGTTTGGTTTTTTCATTGCTTTCTCCAGGTGGCTTGCCCTGTCTATAGGAAGACAGGGAGGGGTTAGTCGGGCAATTCTTCGTATCCCCAATCCAGGTTCTCCCAAGCTATTGTTTTTGCAGCGCTTTCTCTCTCTTCCTCACTAAGCGCGGCCCATTCTTCGTCTGTGTAGCCAAGCTCTTCAGTACTACTCTCAACCTCGCGGCACGAGTGAATGTTGGCTCCGCTATCGCACCAAATTCTCAATTTCATTCTCATCTCCTAGTCTGGTGATTGGTTGGGGATTGGTGCCCCAGGCGGGAATCGCACCGAACCGCCGTCGCGGTCGCGCCTCCGGCTTAAGAAGCCGGTGCTCTCTTTGAGCTACTGAGGAGTGATTGGGGGATTGCTTTGAAGGGCGGGCTGGGCTTGATTCCAGCTTGACCGAAACAGTGCGCATATCGGTCGCTTGGCTGCATACGATCAGCCTGTGCATATTTGTCAGTCACCTTCGCAGTGGCACGTTCACAGTCATGACTCCGTGCGCGCCAACCCTTTTTTCTGCACCGTGACTCCGCGTGTCCATCCACGCCGCCGCCCATCAAAGCAATCCCGGCCCCTGGTGTAGGGGCGGGGTGGGGTTACTCGGCTTCCGCCAATACCTGCAGTTGAGCTTTGAGGCTTTCAATCTGGTCTTTCAGGTGCGAAACCTCTGTGCGCAGTCGCTGAGAGTCTTCGGCGGCCTTTTTGGCGGCCTTGGCGTTGGAGACAAACACATCCGGCGTGGCCGCCACAAAATCATCGGGTAGCACTGCAGTGCTTTCTTTCACAACGATTGGCTCATCGCCGTCCTTCTCTACTTCGAACTTATCGCCAAGCACGATGGACATTTCTGGCTTTACCAGCGCAGCACTGCTCCAGCCCTTTTGAATGAACACGGCGTTCTGCTCCAGCATCCGCGCAATGGCGGGCAGCGATTTGTCTGCGCCCTCATGCGGGATGTGGATGACGATGTGGTTTGCGCCCTTGGTGTCGATTGATACGAACATGCCTTCTCTCCTTGGTTAAACATCAAAACGCCCTGCCCATCAAGACGCTTTGATGTGGCCCCGCGTTGGCAGGGCGGTGGTTATATGCGCGCTTTTGCAATAGCTTGTCGCGCCGTTTTGACGATCCCAGGCAAATCGCGCGGCTCGTCGGCCATTGCCACTTGTTCGATGTGAATCAGCGCTGCAAGCAACTCGGGTGCGGCTGCTATGAGTCGGGCGTTTGCGATGGCGATGCTGAGCGGCTCATCCTCACCGCCATGTGGCACTTGGCATATGGAGCCCATGCCAGTTTGGTGTGGGGACAGGATCGATTTGCAACTGCAAACGCCAGGTTCTGCAAAACACGGCACATGCCACGGGCCAGGTGTGTGATTGAAGCTCGTCATTCATCCATCCCCTCGTCGGAGTGTTTTGATGGCCAGTCGTGCAAAGTGTTGAGACCTTCAGCGAAGCGCCAGATAAAGGGAAGCGCCTTCTCTTGGCCTTCGTACTTTGTCCAGCACAAATTACCTTCAACGCTCACAACAACGCCAGTTGTCTCGGGGCGCCCGTAGCCTGGCCGGTAGGTGACTACTTCACCCAGGCGGGGCTTCACGCTTGCGCTCCGACCGTGGCGTACTCCGTAAGGCCGCCTGCCGCAACCATCTCCACAGCGGCTTTGCCGCCGCGCGGGATCCACGGCACACCAGCGCGGAACGAAACCAAGCGACCGGCGCCGTCCTGAAGCGCCCAGCCGCTGTGCAGCTTGTAGCCGCCTGGCACGAGCTCCTTCCAGTTGCAGACGCGAACGGGTGTGAATGTGTTGATCATGTCGTTCTCCTGTTAAATGCCAAAACCCTGACCCGCAAGGCTTTGGTATCGCCCCTGTCTCCAAGGGCATCCCCCGGTTACTCAATCCGGGTCCACTGAGGGAAGTTCTGAAGGTGATTCAGGCCGGGTTGTCCGGCTCAGTTGGGGGTCATGTGTTCTCCTTCGCAGCGCTGGGCTGCCAGGTGGTTGATCGGCACGGGAGGGGGAGAGACCGCCTCTGTTGCATCCCGCGTATGCAGGCGTTCGGCCCTGCAGTTGCCTATCCGGATTCGGTGCTACCCCACTCCCGGCTTGTGCCTGCTGTCGTCTTTCGCGAACCGCAGGAGCTGCTTGTTAACGAGCCCAAGGTGTGCGCCGATCCGTCCACCCGACACCGTCTTAGGCTTTCGCTGCGGTGTGGGGGTAATTCTAGCGAAACGACATTGGAGGTCAAGCGTTACGCTAGTAGGACGCTAGATTATTTATGACCGGATGGTCAGTAACTCTGCGCGGGCGAAAAAAAACCCACCGCAATGGGTGGGTCGTGTTGAGCTGCGGCTTTCTACTTGCGCGTGTTCTGGATGACCAAATGAAGGTTGCGCTCTGCAAGCGACTGGTCAGATTTAAGCTGCCCACTCTTGAATGTCAGTGCATTGATGTCGGTGATCGCCAAGGTCACAAAGTTAGCCTTGCCAGATCCCGAGCGGTCGAAAGACTGCACGCATATTCTCTCGCCACGATTGGCCGCTATGAACACAGCGGCGTCCCGCGTGTTGTAGGGAGCCCGCAGTAAGGTCGGATACAGCAAGCCGCCATTGGGATCAACTTCACGCAGGTTGATGTGGCCGGTCTGGCCGTTCGCTGATACATCGATGCCGTCAGCCCAATTGTTGTTGGTAGTCACGTAGTCTCGGTCAAGAGACCAGGCCCGAATGTCCGGATCGTTGTCGCCTCGGGCCTCTGCAAATGCGACAAGCAAAACCGCGCCGGACACAAGCGTGGTGCCGCTATCAACGATGGTGCAAGCGGCTACGTCCTGTTCTCCAGTCTGATTGCCAACTGCACTGATGTTCATCAACTCTGCGTTAGCGCCTACCCCAGCCAATGCAAGCGCTGCCATGGCAACAATTCTCTTCATGCTCACCTCCTCTGGTTAAAACTCTTCACCGCGCCACACCTTCACGACACGGCCAAAAACATCAAAGTCCATGCCCTCGACAATATCGAACGGGTCGTACAGCGTGTTGTAGCTCTTGGCCCGCAAAATCAGTCCTGCAGCCGTTGGAATGCGCTGCAGCTGCTTCACGAAGCCCTCCTCGCCCACGCGAAAAAAGTAAATCCCATCGACATCCGCGCGCCTGATGCCGCAGTCCACCAATAGCGGGTCTCCCGGATTAAACAGCGGCTGCATGGATGGGCCGAACCCGGTGACTATCGCCAGGTTCTTCACTGCGGTGATCCTGTGAACGTTCTCCTGCGCCCAGCGATCGGAGACGCGCCATTCCTTGATGACGCCTGGTTGTTCTGCCAAAACGATGCCTCTGCCCATGGATCCGCCCGTTCCGAACTGGCGGATTACTACATCACTGGTTTCATTTTGTGACGAATGGGCAGAGGGTATTACGGTTCCTTCGTTTTCCAAAGCCGTATTTAGCCAGTCGGGAAAGGCCTGTGTAAGTTTCGCGCGCAAGGCAGGGCCAACGCCTTTTGCATTGCCACTGGGCAGTTTTCTTTCCGAGACGATCTGATAGATCGATTGGCCGTTCGCGCCGATCCGATCCGCAACCGCGTCGTGCCCGCCAACTCGCTCGCAAAGACGTTGCAGCGCTCGAACAAATGGGTCTGAAGTGCTCATAGCGCGTTCTAGCATTCTGCCTCTGTCATAACGCTTGACAAAGCGCTAGCGTTTCGACAGAATGGCACTCCATGACTAGCCAAATCACTCCAGAACTCCGCCGTGCGCTCGCCGCCAAGGTGGGCGTGCATGAGCAGTACCTGTACCAGTGTCTGACCGGACGGCGTGACATGAACCCGACCGAGGCGCGCCGCATCGAGGACGCCACCAAAGGGCAACTCACGCGGCAAATGCTCTGCCAGCGCACCTGGCTCGGAATCTGGCCAGAGCTGGCCAAGCAGCGCAAAGCCAAGCAGCCCGCTTCGGCCTAACCCCACCAACCCAACCAAAACACCACCACCAGGGAGAAATCCATGACTTACCGCAATCGCAAGCTCATCAGGAAGCCTGTCGCACTCCTCCGGGCCAATGAAGAAGAGATGCCCGACTTTGACTTTGTCGTCGAGTACTTCGGAGGCGATGAGCCGTCCGCAGCCTACCGCAAGGCTGTGCAGGAGTTCGCGAAGTGGAAGCGTCATGAGGCGAATTCTCTTGCTCCACGCCGGGTTGACAGAAACGCATTCGGTGCGTACCTGGCCGCCTGAAGGCTCAAGCCATGTCTACGAAACACCCTTCAGTCGGAATACCAAATGACCCACACATTGACACCAGTAGACCTCTCTGGGCTTAGCGACGCTGAATATCTCGCTATCGAAAACGAAGCAAAGGAGCGTGGCGTTTCCTTTGATGAAGCCTTCAAGCAAATGATTAAGGAAACATCGCAGCGGCTTCAAAAGCGGTCCAAATTGACGCCTATTGCGCGTCTGTTCCGATTTCCTTCGGCTCGCTAAGAGTCACTCCAGAGTTACTCAAGAAACATGACCACCCTCTGGAACCGCGCAAAGCCGCTCAACCAGCCACCCAGCTTCGGCCGCGTGACTGCACAAGACAACCCCAGCCGCAACTACGCACAGGCATGCGCAGAAGTAGCCCACAAGGGCGCGCAGTTTGACCGGCTGGACCAGACCAAGAAATACGGCCTGCGGGCCAAGGTGCGGTGATATGCAAGCCCAACACCTCGTTCGCGCAAGCGACCCCCTTTCTTCCGTGATGGCTGCAGAAGCCGCGATCAAGTTCGCTGGCAACCACTGCGACCGCATCCTGGCCGCGCTGCAAAGCGGCCGCCAAGCCACCCCTCACGAAATGGAGTGCGCCACTGGATTGACAGTGGTGCAGATCGACCGCCGTCTGCCTGAATTGCTCAAGGCTGGCCGGGTGCGTGTTGTGCAGCGGGGCGGCTCGGATCTTGTGCGCGGTGGCGCGCGGGTGTGGGAGGCTGTGTAGTGGCCCGCGCACGCAACATCAAGCCTGGGTTCTTTGCCAACGAAGACTTGGCCGAGTGTGACCCGCTGGCGCGCCTGCTCTTTGCTGGTCTCTGGTGCCTAGCAGACCGCGAAGGCCGCTTGGAAGATCGCCCAAAGCGCATCCGCGCCGAGATCCTGCCTTACGACATGTGTGACGCCGACGACCTGCTCAACCAGTTGCAGGCCCGCGGCTTCATCCTTCGCTATTCGCATGGTGAAGGCCGGTTTATTCAGGTGCTCAAGTTCGACTCGCACCAGAACCCCCACATGAAAGAAGCGAAAAGCACCATCCCTGCACCGGGTAAATCTGTGCAAACCACGGCAACTCCCGCAGCAGCACCAGACGAGCACCAGACAAGCACGGTGCAAGCACCAGACAAGAACCAGAAGAGCCCGGCTGAATCCGGATTCCTGATTCCTGATTCTCTGATTCCTGATTCCAAGGGGGAGACAGCGCCACGCAAGCGTGCCGCCACCCCCTCGGCTCCTGTCACTGTCAAACCTGACGACGTGGATCAGCAAACCTGGGGCGACTTCCTCACCCTGCGAAAGGCGAAGCGCGCGCCGGTGACTCAGACGGTTGTCGATGATGCGCGCCGCGAATGCGCCAAGGCTGGGATGACGTTGGAGAACTTTCTCCGCATCTGGTGCCGCCGTGGTTCGCAGGGCCTGGAGGCAGCTTGGCTCAAGCCCGACGAGCGAGGACAAGCGCAGGGCGAAACCGCGTACCAGCGGTCCATGCGCGAGCGGATGCAAGAGGCAGTGCCAGAAATCGCCCGCAAGGCGCCATCTGCAGTGCAGCAGGACGCAACCGATTTCTTTCGCACCATCGAGGCTACTTCGCGTGTCATTGATGTTCCAGCCCTGGGGGTGTCGCCATGAGCCTGCCTTCGTCCTGGACCGACAAGATCTTCACCAAGCTGACGCTGGCCTACGGACGTGACTTCCTCGCTCGCTGGGAAGGCATTGACCTCAACGATGTGAAAAGCGATTGGAGCCATGAGCTATCCGGCTTTGATGCGCATCCGGAAGCCATTGCCTACGCCCTTGCAAACCTGCCGCCGAAGGCTCCTTCGGTGATCGAGTTCCGCGCTCTTGCGCGCCGGGCGCCGTTGCCTGAAGCCCCAAGGCTAGAAGCGCCAAAGGCTGACCCCGTGAAGGTGGCGGCTGAGATTGCAAAGCAGACCGGCCTGCGTGAAGCACTGGCCCCAAAACACAACCCGAAGGAATGGGCGCAGCGGATCGTTGACCGCGCTGCGGCTGGCGACAGCATCCGCCCAATCACCCTCAAGTTCGCCCGCGAAGCGCTGGGCATGGAAGGAAAGAAGCCATGGCAATGACCCTCCGCGACAACCTGACACCAGAGCAAGCCTGGGCGCACGCAGTCCTTGATGACGTGCGAGACGGCTTCGCCCACTCCCATCAAGACGTTCGCGCAGCACTGCGCATTTTGGGGGAGCTGTGACATGCGCAGAGTACGAAAAGCAAGCCGCGCACCTGTCCAGCCTAGCCACAGATCCAGCATGGAAAGCCTACATCTGGCACAGGCTCAACGAGCTGGATCAAACCCCGCTATTCGCGGGAATCAAGGACGAGGTGCTACGGCGCGTCGAATTGTTGAAGCAACAGCAAACGAGTGGGGGGTGATGTGATGAATTGCAAACCTGGAGATTTGGCTAGGTATGTCGGGGAAGATCGTTCCAAACACGGCTGGATAGTGCGATGCCTGGAAGTTGACCCACTCGGCGAACTGCTTACGGGTGATGTTTGCTGGGTTGTGGATCCGCCAATGCCACGGACAGATGGAGAGGGCATGGCCCGCGCGGTGAGAGATCGTGTGCTCCGCCCCATCCGCGACCCTGGAGACGACGCCCAGGACGAAACCCTGCAATGGCTCCCAGTGCCCAGCACTGAGAAGGAGGCAGCATGACCTTCACCCCCGAAGAGATCACAGCCACGGCGAAAGAGGCGGGGTTTGTTGCGAACCCGACGGAATTCGCGGTCGCCTACTTCGTCGCTACAGACACGATGCTTGGGCGCTTCGCCCAACTGGTAGCCGAGAAGGCCGCAGCCAAGAAGGCTGAGGAATGCGCGCAGCTGTGTGAAGGCTTCGATACCGGACGACGCCTCTCCACCGATTTCAAGGCGCAAGAGATGGCTGCCGCCATCCGCGCCAGAGGCCAGAAGGGAGGCGTGTGAAAACAGCGTTGTTGCTTTTGCTATGGGTGTTCTGCGGCTGCACTGCTCTCATGTGCGCGCTAGAGGGCGACCGTGGACCCCAGTTCCAAACGTGGGCCTATCGGGTCGGGTGTGTTGGGCTGGCAGTGGCATCTTTTGTTTGCCTTGGCCTTGCGATTGGGAGGCTTGCAGCATGACAGTCGGCATCTTCATGCCCGAGGGCATAGAGGCTCAAGTGTGCGCAGACATCTCACGCCGCGCCACGATGGGCCTGAACAAGTACGGCGTCACCGTTGCAGAGAACCCGGCCGGCCTGCGTGAGTGGCTCACCCACCAATACGAGGAGCTGCTTGATGCAGCGATCTATTGCAAGCGTGCGATTGCCGAGATCGACGCGCAGGAGGCTAGGCGCCATGGCTGAAAAGTTCGTTCTGTCCCGCGCCAAGGCTGGCGATTGGGTGAAGTTTGTCGATGACAAGGATTGCGTTTGTCCGATGCGGTTCAAGTTCAATGGCTTTGATGGAAACGTCGCGATTCACATGCCGATAGGAGCAATGGATCGCCTCGTCAAGGCGGCAGACCTTGTTTGTATGACTGCTGAGGAGGTGGCCCGCCATGGCTGAACGTCTGACTCTCCCCCTATACAACGCGCAGCAGGCCCACCAAGCCATTCAAACAGCCTGGAAGCACGCCAAGGGCTGGCTGATGGCTGGTGACCAGCGCCTGACCCTGGAGATCCGCCCCGAGAAGCGCAGCGATGCGCAGAACCGCCTGTTGCACGCCTGCCTGTCCGAGATCAGCAAGCAGGTGGAATGGGCCGGTGCAAAGCGTGACGTGGACACATGGAAGCGCTTGCTCACTGCCGCCTGGCTGCGTGCGCGCGGCGAGCCAATCGAGATGCTGCCCGCCCTGGATGGGAACGGCGTCGATATCGTTTTCCGCAAGACCAGCCAGCTCAGCAAGGCCGAATGCGCGGAGCTTTCGGAATTCGTGATGGCCTGGGCAGCAGGGCGGGGCATCTACATGCCTGCGCCGGAGGGGTGGCAATGAGCGATTACATCGAGCCAATCAATGACTTGGCAGACATCAATGACGATGAATGCCTGTCCGGCTACCGCGCGGGGCTGGGCTTCATCGCTACCGACTACACCACCAAGAGCCCTAGCTACTGGCACGGCTACCGAAACGGGCAAGCGGATCGCGGCCTGGAGCCAGCAAGCCCGCAATCGCAAGCATTTGCGCGGCAGATGGTTGCAGAGTGGCGCGCAAAGGGTATGCACTGATGCTGACCTACAAGAACTCCAAGGCGAAGCCCTGCGAGGTGTGCCAGAACCTGTTCGTCCCTGACCGCATGGGCCAGCTTGTCTGCCGCCCTGCCTGCGCAATGAAGAAGGTACGCCAGGAAAAAGTGGAGGAGCGCGCCAAGGTCCGCACCCGCAAAGAGGCAATCAAGACCATCCCCGTACTCATCAAGGAGGCCCAGCGTGAATTCAACGCCTACATCCGGTTTCGAGACGCAGAGCAACCGTGCATTTCGTGCGGCTCACCGTTGGTCCCTGATGCTGCTGGTGGTGGCTTTGATTGCGGGCATTACCGCTCTACTGGCTCCGCAAGCCACCTTCGGTTCCATCCTGATAACGCTCATGGTCAATGCAAGCATTGCAATCGCTGGCTGGCAGGCAGGGTCGCTGACTACCGAATCGGCCTTCTGGGGCGCATTGGCATCGAGCGATTGGCTGCTATCGAAACCGACAACACACCCCACAAGTGGACCCGAGAAGAGCTGATCGCCATCCGCGACACCTACAGGGCAAAGCGCAAGGAGATGCGCAAGTGACCTACAAGCCGCCACCCTGTGAAGTCTGCGGCACCTGGACCGAGGTTCTCGAAACCCGCCGCCGCAAGACAGGAACCATCGCCCGCCGCATTGAGTGCGCCAACCTTCACCGCTTCACCGTCTATGACCACCCCAGCACCGAAGAACGGATGCCACAACAGGCCGCCATTCAAGCCATTCATCACTCTGCGCGACCACCACGACCGGGGGGTAGCGTGCTGGCCGCATGCCATGACGACCGATTGTCAGTACACGCACTCCCAGCTGGGCCAGGCCGATGAGAGATGCGAGGGATGCAAGCACAGAGTAACGAAAAAGGAGGGAGCATGCTGATGCGCGTACAAGAGATCGTTGACTACAGCCACGTACCAGACCAACACAAGGCCATCCATGAACGGCTGGAGAACTGGCGCCGCTGGGTAATCGTCCGGCCCCACGGCTGGCAGACGCACCCAATGTGGCGCTCAGCGCTCACATCACGCCAATGGGACGTTTCACCGCATATCGCAGTGCCGGTGAACACCCTGGACGCCGTGCTGGTGGAGAAGGCTGTCGCCGCATTGCCCGAGAAGCAGCGCGAGGCCATCCGCTGGAGCTATGTGCACGCTGGTAACCCTGTGGCGATGGCGAAGCAACTGGCCGTGAGCAAGCAGGGGCTGGCCGATCTGGTGAACTCTGGCCGGACGATGCTCAAGAACAGGATTGGAGGTTAACTATGGACGTGGAACTGTTTCGCAAGCGACTGGAAGGACTCATTGCAGAGTGCGGAGGCCTCGCCCTGGAGGAAATCAATGTTGAAATCAGCGGGAGAGAAACTATGCGAGGTTTTATTCCCGCCGACCCCGCTCAGTACGGCATGGACTGCTTGGACGCCGTGCGTTATGAACAACCGCTCAAGCTGCATTTCACTGTGCACACAAGTTCGGCGGGTCCATGGTTGCATGCGTCTGGAGATGATAGGCGGCTGCACGCCTCTTTACGCAACAGAAAGTAGTTGCACAAACCTGAAAACTATGGCATATTCGCCGCCATTCGTTAGCAATGGCATAGGACGACCCGGTTTGCGCCGGGTTAGCCGCCGACTCAAGAAGCTAACTCCAAGCCCGCATGGTTCGCCCAGCGGGCTTTTTCGTTTGCCGCCTCTGCCCACGCAGATACAACACCCGCAAGGGGAAGCCCTGTGAAAGCAGGCAGGCGATACCAAGTCGCTCAGCCAGGCTCGCCAGACACAGCCTTCACCGCCCTGGATCGTCCTGCGCTGAGCACCATTCACCTCCACCCGCCCGATCACCGGTAACCAGCGCCGGGCAAAAACGGGATAGACGGGACTCCTCCGCAAGCTCGGTGCTGGGAAGCGTCACGGTATAGCTCTGCCCCATGGTGGGGTGAATCCGAAGGGCTGCTTTTTTGGAGAAGTGGAATGAACGAACAGAAGCCAAGCGGATGCCAAGGCGTTTCACTCGCGCCAGGGTCCATCGTCCAGATCGCAGAGAAGGACGGATGGCGTACTGCCAACGGGCCAGATGCTGGCACAGTGACGCCATACACAGAGCAGGAACGCCGTGATATCCAGCGCTTCATTGACCGCGAGGTTTCGCTGTTCATGAATGGCGAATGCTCTGGAGTGTCGCCAAAGGGCTTCATGTCGCGCTCGGCATCATGAGTCAAGTGCCTCCACATCGCCTGCCAGCTGCATCTCCACAGTCGCAGCACATTGTCGAAGAATCTACGTGCCCAGGCTGTGGCGCTGGCTACAAGGTTGGGCTGAGGGCCTGTGAGTATTGCCGCAGGCCAGTGCGATTGAGCGCGCAGGGCATCGACAAAGATGCGATTCGGTCGCATTTCATGCGCGCCTACTCAGGACACGCCAACGTTCTGACTGTGCTCCATCGTGGGGAATTGCCAGTTTCCAGGCTAAACCCTATTCCGCAGCCTGATCCCAGTAGGGCCTGACCATGGGAAGCGACGCAAGCATCGAAGGCTATGGCCTTGGCGTAGAGGGTGACGGCTATTTCATTGAAGGCTGGGACGACTGACCATGGCATCCACCAGATCAATCCGCAAGCGTGCACTGAAGATGGTGCGCGACGGGAATGCTGTGCGCTGGTTTATGAAGGCCGCGAGAGCAAGGCTCAAGGCTAAGCACGCAGAGAGCCTGAAAGCATGCAACTGGCCGGAGTCGGTAGCTGCAGCTCTCAGAGAAGTTGACCAGCCATGAAGCTCCAGCGCATCCCCAACAGGCTGGCATCGGTAGTCACCACCCGCCTACCCACGCTGCAGACCAAGGCAGGGACAACGCCCCGCATCCGTGGCGATGCATGGATGGCAATCCGCCGCCTGGTGATGCAGCGTGACAAGTACACCTGCGCAGGATGCGGCATCGTTCGCATGGACCATGAGGTTGATCACCGCGTGCCATTGGAGCAAGGCGGGTCGAACGACCTCGACAACCTGCAGCTGCTGTGCGCCTGGTTCGATGCGAGCGGTGTGAAACAGGGGTGCCACGCGGCCAAGACCAAGGCTGAAGCCAAGGCCAGGACTGGATAAATATCAGACATCCAGCCTGCACCAAAATGGGGAGGGGGGCGTGTGTTGTCTGAGCGCAACACTTAACCGAAACCCCGCCGTTTCGCACGCGCAAAAAAATCCCCGTATTCAAAAGGAAATCAAATGGCCGGAGCTAAAGGACGGAGCGGCGGCGCCCGGCCTGGGGCTGGTCGCAAGCCAAAAGACCCAGCGGAAGAGCAGACGATTGCCACCAGTGGCAACCAGACCCCGCTGGAATTCTTGCTCACTGTGATGAACGACAACGCCCTGGCCGACAAGCTGCGGCTGGAGGCGGCAAAGACTGCGGCTCAGTACGTTCACCCCAAGAAAGGCGAGGGCGGCAAGAAAGATGAAGCGGCCGACAGGGCGAAGGCTGCGGCTGGCGGCAAATTCGGCGTGCGACAAGGGCCGCGTCTGGTGGCGAATAACAAATGAACGACTGGAGCACAGCCTGCCCCGACTGGGAGCGAAGGATTGTTGCGCGCGAGTCGTTGATCGTGTGTCCGCCGCTGTTCCCCGAGGTGGCCCAGGACGCCTGGGAGATGTGCAGCAAGTTCGAAATGGTCGATGTGGTCGGCCAGCCGCTTTTGGGTGACGTGTCGCTGCCCTGGTTGCGCGACTTCGTGCTGGCGGTGTTCGGCGCGGAAGATCCAGAGTCTGGACGGCGCCACATCAACGAGTTCTTCCTGATGGTCAGCAAGAAGAACGCCAAGAGCACGATTGCGGCGGCCATCATGCTCACGGCGCTGCTGATGAACTGGCGCCAGTCGGCTGAGCTGCTGATCCTGAGTCCAACTAAGGAAATTGCTGACAACAGCTACAAGCCGATTCGCGACTTCATCAAGGCGGATCCTGAGTTGTCGGCCCTGCTCAAGGTGCAGGACTACTTCCGGTTGATCACGCACAACGAAACGGGCGCCACGCTAAAGGTGGTGGCGGCGGATAGCGACACGGTGTCGGGCAAGAAGGCCTCCTTCGTCTTTGTGGACGAGTTGCACGAGTTCGGCAAGCAGGCCAAGGCCTCGAACATGCTGCTGGAGGCCACCGGGGGGCTGGCGTCACGGCCCGAGGGCTTTGTGATCTACGCCACCACGCAGTCGGCAGAGCCTCCGGCTGGGGTGTTCAAGCAAAAGCTGGACTACGCGCGCAAGGTGCGCGATGGCAAGGTCAAGGACCGCAAGTTCCTGCCGCTGATCTACGAGTTCCCAGACGTCATGCTGCAGAGCAAGGCCTATGAGAACCTGGAAAACGCCTACGTGACCAACCCCAATTGGGGCGCGTCGGTGGACATCGAGCGCATCACGCAGCTGCACAGCCAGGCGAAAGAGGGCGGTGAACAGGAGTTCAAGGAATTCCTGGCCAAGCACCTGAACGTCGAGATCGGCCTGAACCTGCGCTCAGATCGCTGGGCGGGGGCCGACTTCTGGGAATCGCAGGCCAAGGCCAAGGGCCTGACGCTCGACCAGCTGCTCGACCGTTCAGAAGTGGTCGATGTTGGAATCGACGGCGGCGGCCTGGATGACTTGCTGGGCCTGGCTGTGGTCGGCCGTGACAAGGCAACCCGCGAGTGGCTTACCTGGACGCATGCCTGGGCGCACCCGTCCGTGCTGGAGCGCCGCAAGCAGGAGGCCGCCAGGTTTCATGACTTCGCCAAGGACGGAAACCTCACGCTGGTGCAGAGCATCGGCGAGGACGTGGAAGACGTGGCCGGGATCTGCGCCCTGATTGAGGCGCGCGGCCTGCTGGACAAGATAGGTTGTGATCCGGCTGGGCTGGGCGGCATTGTGGATGCCCTGGCAGAGGCCGGAATCCCCGAGGAAAAGCTGATCGGCGTGTCCCAGGGATGGAAGCTCACGGGCGCCATCAAGACGGCAGAGCGCAAGCTGGCCGAGGGCGTGCTGGTGCATGGCGGACAACCGCTGATGGCCTGGTGCGTCGGCAATGCCAAGGTGGAGCCGCGAGGCAACGCCGTGATTATCACGAAACAGGCGGCAGGGTCCGCCAAGATTGACCCGCTGATGGCGCTGTTCAACGCTGTCACCCTCATGTCGCTGAATCCCACTAGTGGGGCCATAACACAAGGCTTTGTAGCACTCTGATGAGCATCTTTTCTAAGTTGGCTGACTTGTTCAAGTCGGGCCAGGGAGAGGTGCGCCCGGAAAAAGCCACCAACGTGCAGAACGTCACCTACAGCCCGGAAATTCTGGAGGCATTCGGTGTTACTGCGGCGTCTGCGGGTGTGAGCGTAAACCCCATCTCCGCGCAGCGCGTGGCCGCCGTGTCGGCCTGTCGCCAGAAGATCGCCGGGTCTATCTCTACGCTCCGGCTCGATGTGCTGAGCATCAAGGATGACACCGAGGTCAAGCTCCCGCGTGATTCCCTGTGGTACTTGCTGAACGAGCAGCCACACAGCCAGTTCACGGCGACCAGTCATTGGGACAACAAGGTCAGCGAGCAGCTGCTGCGCGGCGACGGCTTCACCTGGATTCGCCGCCGCCCGAATGGCTCCATTGCCGAACTGTTCCCGCTGCCATGGGGCGCGGTGCAGCCCTGGCGCATGCCAGATGGCTCGATTCGTTACTACATCATCCTGCCTGACTTCGGGATCACCACGTGGCTCGATCCGGCCGACATCCTGCACTTCCCAGGCCACGGCTTCGACGGACTCCGCTCCATGAGCGTGATTGCTTACGGGGCAAAGCAAGCCATTGGCAACGCCCTGGCCATGGACGACTACAGCGGCAAGTTCTTCGCCAATGGAGCCCATCCTTCGATCATCCTCAAGACCGACAAGCAGATGGGTGAAGCGCAGCAAAACGAGCTGCGTGCAGCCTTCGCGGCCAAGTATTCCGGCTCCGCTAATGCCCACCGCCTACCCCTGGTGCTGACCGAGGGCCTGGACGCCAAGGAAATCAGCCTCTCGGCAGAGGATGCCCAGCTGCTGGAGGCCCGTAAGTTCCAGGTGGTGGACATCGCCCGCGCCTTCGGCGTGCCGCCCCACATGATCGGCGAAACCACCGGATCGTCTGCCGTTGGGGCAGGGTACGAGCAGCAGGCCCGCGACTTCGTCATGCACACCCTGCGTTTGCATATCAAGCGCCTGGAACAGGAACTCAACCGCAAGCTGTTCCCACGCGACACCGGCAAGTTCGTGCGCTTTGACCTTGGCGACCTGATCGAGGGCGACAGCAAGGCCCAGGCCGAGTACAACCGCGCCGCCCTGGGTGGGCCGGGAACAGGACAGGGCTGGATGACCGTGAACGAGGTCCGCAAGGGCAAAGGCTTGCCTCCGGTGGAGGGCGGTGACGCCATCTTTGACCCGAGCAAGGCGCAAACGCAATCACAGCCTGAAGGGGCGACACCATGAACCAGCTAAACCAGCTGATGCAGCTCTATTTGGACAACCGGTCCGTTCCAAAGGTGCCGGTATCGGTGGTCCGCAATGGCGATGTTGCCAGCATCTCCATGCGCGGCATTGTCATTCCAGAAGACGGTATCAATGCCGAAGAGGTTGCCCAAGCCATCGCCCAAGCCGGTGATGCGTCCACCATCGTGTTCAACATCAATACGCCTGGCGGATCGGTGTTCGAAGCGCGCGAGATCATGGACATCATCCGCAACACGTCGGCCAAGACCGTGGCCCATATCGGCAGCCTTTGCGCAAGCGCAGGCACCAGCATTGCCTTGGCCTGCGACGAAGTGGAAATGGCTGACGGAGCCCACTTCATGATTCACAACGCCCAGGCCGTGATCGGTGGCGACAAGAACGTGCTGCGCAAGGCCGCCGACACGATGGAGAAGATCGAAGAGGCCATTGTCAACGACTACACCACCAAGACCGGCAAGGAAGTTGCAGAGATCCGTCAAATGATGGACGACACGACTTGGATGACTGCCAAAGAAGCGCTTGCCGGTGGATTCATCGACCGAATTGCGACCGCTCCGAAGACCAAAAACACATGGAACCTCGCATCGCTGGAGAAGGTGCCAGAGGAACTTAAGGCGCCAGCGCCTGACCCTGCGCCGCCCGATCCAGAGCCCAAGAACGAATTACCAGAACCCGCCCCCGAGGCGGGTTTTTTTATGTCCGCAGCAAACGCCAACCGCCTGCGGATCGCCCTGATTGCATAGCGCTTCTCGCGCAGCAAACCGCTAGGGCCGGATGCCCTGACCAACCCGCCTCGTGCGGGTTTTTTCATTTTGAAAGGGACTCACATGTCCGAAATCACCGCACTGCGCGAGAAGATTGCCGAACTCGCACGTACCGCCAACCACCAGCTGGCCGAAAAGGGCTCGCAGACCTGGACGAAGGAAGAACAAGCCTCGTTCGACAACATCGCCGATGAGATCGAGCGCACGCAAGCGCAGATCAAGAGCATCGAGCGCATGCGCAACCTGGATGCCGAGAAGTTCTTCGAGAACGCGGCCAAGCAGGGCGGCAAGAAGGAAGGCGACACCATCGACGCCATGGCTGCCGTCGCGCTGTACCTGCGCCACGGCAACAACGTGACCGCCGAGCAGGCCGTTGCCATCCGCAACGCCATGAGCACCACGACCCCTGCGGAAGGCGGCTACACCGTCCCCGCCGAGATCGCCTCGATGGTGGTCGATTCGCTGAAGGCATTCGGCGGCATGCGCGAAGTGGCCCAGGTCATCACGACCGCAGGCGGCAACGCCCTGAACTGGCCCACCAGCGACGGCACCTCGGAAGTTGGCGAAATCGTGGCGGAAAACGCTGCTGCGACGGGTGCTGACATCACATTCGGCACGGTGGCTGTCAACCCCTACAAGTACAGTTCCAAGAAAATCGCCCTGCCTGTGGAACTGATCCAGGACAGCGCCATTGACGTGGTGCAGTTCGTGGTGAATCGCCTGGCTCAACGCCTGGGCCGCATCACGAACCAGCACTACACGACCGGCACCGGCTCCAGCCAGCCGTTCGGCGTGATGGCCCGCGCCACGACCGGCAAGACCGGCACGACCGGCCAGACGCTGACCGTGATCTATGACGACCTGATCGACCTGATCCACAGCGTGAACATCGCCTACCGCTCGCGCGGCGCCCGCTTCATGTTGCGCGACACGTCCGTGGCCGTCATCCGCAAGCTGAAGGACACGTCGGGCCGTCCCATCTGGAACCCCGGCGACAACGAAAGCATCAGCGGCGGCACGCCTTCCACCATCTGCGGCTATCCCTACACCGTGAACGATGACGTGGCAGCCATGGCGGCCAACGCCAAGTCCATCGCGTTCGGCGACTTCTCGCAGTTCGTGATCCGCGACGTGGCAGGTTCCACCAGCCTGCGCCGCTTCGATGACTCCGCCTTCGCCCTGAACGGCCAGGTGGGTTTCTGCGGCTGGATGCGCACCGGCTCCAACTTGCTGGATACCGCCGCCGTCAAATGTTATGTAAATAGCGCTACATGACGGTTAAACCTTTACTGTAGAATTGGCGGCATCTCAAAAGGGTGCCGCCAACATGAAAACAGGGAAGAGTTGCAACCGCTGCGGCGTTGCTTTGGTCTTTGGTGAAAACTGGACTGAGGGCATGGCGAAGTCAAATTCGTACATGTGCCGGGCCTGCAATTCGGCTAAAGGAAAGGCGCACTACGCGCTCAACGCCCAGAAACAGCTGGACAAACAGCGCGCACGGTTGAAGACAGCGGAGGGCGCCGCCAAGCGGGCTGACTACAGCAGCCGTTTTTATGCAGAGCACAAGGACCGCTGGGAGGGCTATCGGGCCACACAGCGAGCCAAAGAAAACTCTGATGTTTGGGCTAGGTCTGGGCGAATGCTGGCATGGATACGAATCCGCGCAGCTAGGAAGGGCCTGGAGTTTGACCTTACACGGGAGTGGATCGCCGACGCGCTAACACGCGGCGAATGCAGTGCCACAGGGATCAAATTGGATCTCGGGCGCGAAGCAGACTTCAGGTTCCACCCTTGGAGCCCTTCGGTTGACCGGATGGACTGCAAGAAGGGCTACACGCAGGACAACTGCCGAATAGTCTGCTGGATTTACAACATGGCCAAGTCCGAATGGTCGGATGAGGTCGTGACAACCTTCGCGAAAGCGCTTGCCGCAAGGCAATAGACCTAACCAGTCCCAAGCAAAAGCCGCCCGGTTCGCCTGGCGGCTTTTTCATTGCGATTCCTCAAGGAGCAACCATGGCAACCAAGAAGCAAACCGGCGCCACCAAGGTGCGCGTGCTGGTCGAAGGAGCGTTCGGCAAGCCTGATGACGTGATCGAGTTGGAGGGCGAAGACTTGGCCCGAGCCAAAGCATCCGGCCAAGTCGATGACACGCCCGAAGCAGTCGCCTACGCTGAAAGCCTGCAATGAGCTTTGTGACGTTGGCCGAGGCCAAGATCCATCTGCGTGTCGATGGCACCGATGAAGACGCCCTGATCGGCATCTACATCAACGCCGCCGAGCAGGCCGCCGTCAAGGCGATGGATCGTGGCGTGTACGCCGACAACACGGCATTGCAAGCGGCAATGACTGCAGCACCAGGTGTGCTCACCACCGCGACCGCTACCTACACCGCCGCAGTGGCCGCCGCAGAAGCGATGAGCGACGCCACCGAGCAGGCCGCAGCGCTCCAGGTGGCAGAAACGGCCTACATGCGCGCCCAGGTGGCCTACCGTCAAGTGTTTGACGGCATCGTGGTTAACGACCAGATCAAAGCAGCAGTTCTGCTGACCGTGGGCCACCTGTACGCCAACCGCGAAGACGTGGTTGTGGGAGCTTCGGTGTCTGCACTGCCGCACGGTGCTGATTGCCTGCTGCAGCCTTACAAGGTGTACGCCTGATGCAAGCCGGACGCCTCAACCGCCGCTGCACGCTGCAGACGCCAGGCACTGCCACAGATGAACTAGGCCAGCCCATCCCAGGCTGGACTGACGTAGCCACGGTGTGGGGCGACATCCGCATGAAATCGGGTTTGGAGTCGATCAAGGCAGGCGCCCCGGTGTCGGTGGTTCCTGCGTCAATCCGCATCCGCTACCGCTCTGGCGTGAACGCAGGCATGCGTGTGGTGCACAACCTTGTTGCCTACGAAATCAAGGCGGTGATGCCCGATGTGTCCGGGCGGGTGTTTTTGGATCTCGCGTGTGAAGTGGTGAACTGAAATGGGCATGGCTGTACGCATGAACGTCGCAGCGTTCAAGGAGCAGTTGCGTGCCAAGGTGGACAAGCTGCACGCAGCCACCAGGCCAGCTGCACAGGCCGGGGCTCAGATCATCTATGACCGCGCTCGCCTTGAAGCGCCGGTTTCGCAGGACAGCCACTTTTTCCACATCCGAGGCAAGAAGTACGGCCCATATGCACCGGGCACATTGCGCGATTCGATCTATCAGGTCTTTTCGAAAGACAACAGCTACAAAGATGTGAGCACGTACCACATCAGCTTCAACAAGAGTGAGGCCCCTTACGGCTTCATCGTGCACAACGGCACGAGCCGCACGCGGGCGCATCCGTTCATCAGCAAAGCGGTTGTCGAAACCCGCGCAGAGGTTCGTCAGGCCATCAAGACGCGCTATCTGGAAGAGGTCAACAAATGAGCATGGAAGCCGATCTGGTCACGTTGCTCAAGACCGTGTGCCCGCGCGTGTTCCCCGATGTGGCACCAGCGAACACGGCCAAGCCGTTCGTGACGTGGCAACCGCTAGGCGGTGAATCGCTGAGGTTCCTGAACAACGAGGCGCCCGACAAGCGCAACACCTATTTGCAGGTGAGCGTCTACAGCACGACCCGCCTCGAAAGCCTCAACCTGATTCGTGCAGCAGAGGAAGCGCTGTGCAAGCCCGGCATTCGTCGCCAAGCCACAGGGCGAGCCCATTGCCACCTACGAGGACGACACAACCCTTTACGGCGCGATCCAGCGCTTCTCGATTTGGGCGAATAGATAGCCCACAGATTTCGGCGAAAGCCACCCAAGCAAGGCCCCTCCGGAGCAATTCGGCGGGGCCTTTTTCATGCCCGAAGAGGGCGCAACCAGCCGCAGCGATGCGGTTTTTTTTCGTCCATCTGAAAGAAAGGGCCTCACCATGGCTTTGTACTTCCCTGAGGGCAGCTCGCAGCAGTTCTCTCAAACCTTCGCGTCTGCAAAGACCATCTCCGCTGTCACCAACGCCAACCCTGCAGTGGCAACCAGCACTGCACACGGCTACGTGACCGGCGATGAAGTGTTGATCACCTCTGGCTGGGAAGACGCGACCGACAGCGTCTACAAGATTGAAGTGGTTGACGCCAACAGCTTCAAGATCCTGGGCCTGGACACCAGCAATACCGGCTTCTTCCCTGCTGGCACTGGCGCTGGCACGGCTCAGAAGATCAGCGGCTGGACCAGCATTCCCCAGGTGCTGACGATCAGCGGCTCCGGTGGTGACGCCCGCTTCACGGACGTGCAACTGCTGGCAAAGCGCAACAGCCTGAAGATCCCCACCGGCTTCAACGCCACGAGCATCACCATGTCGCTCGCGCATGACGCTGCCAATGCCAACTTCATCACCATGGTTGGCATCTCGCGCAACCTGTCCAAGGTGGCCTTCAAACAGGTCATCTCTGGCGGCGCTGTGACCTACGGCTACGGCTACCTGTCGGTGTCCGAAATGCCCAAGCTCAACAGCAACCAGGTCAACAGCGTTGACGCCGCAATGACGGTCATCGGCCGCTCCATCTCCTACTGATCCCCGGCGAAAGCCATCCCAGCACCGACCAGGCGCCGTTCGTTCCTTCGCAGGGACGGCGGCGCTTGGCACGGGCATTTTCAACCCTGCGAAGAAAGTCTCACATGGCAAAGATCAAGCTGGGCAGCCGCCCAAAATCGTTCAAGCGCGTCATCAAGTTCCCCTTGCTGGAGGGCGGCGAGGGCGCCATCGAGTGCATCTACAAGTACCGCACTCGCTCTGAGTTTGGCGAATTCATCGACCGCATGATGGAAGCCGCTGGCGCCAAGGAAAAGGCGGACGGCGAAAAGTTCTCCATGGCCGAGCTCATGGAGCGCACAGCAGGTGCAAACGCCGACTACATCATGGATGTGCTGGACGGCTGGAGCCTCGACGAAGACCTCAGCAAGGCGAACTTGCAGCAGCTGGCGGATGAATACCCAGCAGCTGTCACCGCGATCATGGAAACGTACCGAGCTGCTTGCATTGAGGGGCGCTTGGGAAACTGAGAGAGGCCGGAGCAGCCTTCTACGCCAAGGAAGAAGACGTCTCCGGCAACCCGTTTCTCGCGGCTCTCGCCAGCCGCAACAACGAACAGGCCGTCGAGGTATGGCCCGAGAACTGGAAGGCGTTTTCGCTGTTCTGCGACCTGCAAACGCAGTGGAACGTGGGATTCGGCGGCGCGACCGGCATCCGGTACGAAAGCGCATACCGGCTCATCGACCGGTTGGCTGCTGATGACGACGAGTGGCAGGCACTCTTTGAAGACCTACAAGTTCTAGAGCGCGCGGCACTCAAACAGATGAGCGACAACCGCTCAGACACATAGCCACCTTCGGGTGGCTTTCCTTTTTCCATGGCTCGCTTCGGCGGGCCTTTTCGTTTGGGCTCACCAATGGCATCTGACCTGCAAATACAGGGCGAGGTAGTCGTCAACTCGGAGAAGGCAGAAAGTGCCTTCGACCGTGTTGGCGACAAAGCCCAGCAGATGGCCAATGAGGTAGCCACGTCTGCTGGCAAGGCTGGGCAAGCCGTTGACAAGATCGGCGACGGTGCTGGCGCCAGTGCTGATAAGTTCACCCGGGCTGAAAGCAAGATTTCGGCGCTGATAAAGAAGTCCACGACCGAACTCGAACTACTCGGGAAAACTGCATCTCAGAAGATCGAGTTCAACATCGCCGACAAGGGGCTGGACCCCAAGAAGTTTGAGCCCATGCTGCAGCGGCTGCGCGAAGTCGAAGCGCAAGCCCAGCAGGCCCAGCGCGCCGCTACCGGCTCGCTTGACTCGATGGGCATGTCTGCCAAGCAAACCGCCGCCGCATTGCGTGGCGTGCCTGCGCAGTTCCAGGACATTGTGGTGTCGCTCCAGGGTGGGCAGGCTCCAATGACCGTGCTGCTGCAGCAAGGCTCGCAACTGTCAACCATGTTCGGCGGTGCTGGAAACGCGGCTCGCGCGCTCGGTGGTTACGTCATGGGTCTGGTCAACCCGTTCACCCTGGCTGCAGCTGCAGTGGCTGGGCTCGGCATCGCCATGGCGACCATCAACGGCAAGGACGCAGCGCTGCGTGAGTTGTCTGTCCAGTTGACTGGTACGGGGCGCGCCTCGGTGGCAGCCGTGGGTGACATCAAGTTCCTGGTTGCAGAGCTCAACAAGATCCCCGGTGTCAGCAAGGCTGCAGCAACCAGCATCGTGTCCGAGTTTGCCAAGGTGTCTGGCCTCAGTGGCGACCTGTTCCGGCGCCTTGGTAGCTCCGTCGCGGACTTCGCCGCAGCGACCGGCACAGACATTCCCACCGCTGCAAAGAAGCTCGCCGAAGCGTTTGCAGACCCTGTCAAGGGCGCGAAGACGCTGGAAGACGCGCTCGGCACGCTCACGGCAGCGCAGATCCTCAGCATCGAGAAGATGGCCGCTATTGGCGACAAAGCTGGCGCCCAGGCGGTGTTGATGGATGCGCTCAAGACTGCGACGAGCGGACTTGCCAACGACGCAATGACGCCGCTTGGTGCTGCCACCGACAAGCTGAGCAATGCATGGGACTCGCTCACAACTTCCGTGGGCAACTCCGAAGCGTTCCGCACAGCTAACACCTGGCTGGCAAAGCTCATCGAGCAAACAGCGGAGCTCACGCAGAAGCTGTCGCAGATGTCTCCGCCCACGTGGCTGAAGTACCTGCCTGGCGTTGGCCCGGCCATTGGCGCAGCCACGTTCATCGGCGGTGCAATGGCTCCTGCGCCTGGAACTCCGTCCACCACAAACACCGGTGGCGCTACGGGGTCATGGGCTCCGACTGAGAGCGATACGGAGCGGCAGGTGAAGGCAGCACTGGATGCGACGCGATCCTATGAATCACAAGCTGCTGCAGTCGAGAAGCTGAAAGGTGTAGCAAAGCAGGCCAAAGACGCGCTGCAAGAACTGGAGTCTCAAAACAGAGGTTCCGGCATAGAGGCTCAGGCGTTGCGTGACCGCATCGCTGGCATCAATGAAAAGCTTGCTGACATGGCGAAGAAGGGGCGCACAGGCCCTGCGTCCGTCAATTCTGAACTGAAAGAGCAAGAACGCCTTTTCGCACAAATTTCTGGCGTTTCATCCACCTACTACGCGGACCTGGCTAACGCTCAAAAGCAGCGCGAAAAAGGGCTCATTACTGAGCGCCAATACATTGAGTACGTCGAGGACCTGATTCAGAAGCAGCCATTTGCCGTGGCGCTTGCCAAGCAACAAGCAGATGCCACAAAGGCCCAAGCCAAGGCCGCAGAAGAGGGCGCCCGCGCGCACGCAAAGTACATCGAAGAGCTGGGGCGCGGAGCTATCGCTGTTCAGCAGCAGATCGACAAGATGCGGTTGGAGGAAGAAGCCGCCGCTATCGCTTCGCAGGGCTACTACTCCTTGGCAGAGGCCATCGAGCTGGTGACCATCGCCCGCCTCAAAGAAAAGCGTGACGGGCTGCAGGGCAACGAAGACGCCTATCTCGCAGTCCAGAAGGAAATCGAGGCTCGCGAAGAGTTGCTTGGCGTGATCCGCTCCACCGAGGCGCGCAAGGCATCCGAAGATGCTGCGAAGCAGACGCAGGCCGATTGGCAGCGCACCGCAGAGAACATCGAGCGATCTCTGACCGATAGCTTGATGCGCGGCTTCGAGTCCGGCAAGGACTTCGCCAAGAACTTCCGCGACACGCTGGTGAACATGTTCAAGACGCTTGTCTTGCGTCCGATCATCAGCGCGGTCGTGAATCCCGTTGCTGGAGCCATCACCGGAGCCCTTGGGCTGGCAGGAACTGCCAACGCTGGCACGTCTGCGCTAGGCACGGTTGGCAACATTGCAAGCGGCGCGCGCCTGTTGGGTGGCCTTGGTGCATTCGGCGGTGGGCTGTCTGGTGGGTTCGGCGGGCTGATGGGCTCGCTCGGGCTTTCCGCGACCGGCACAACGCTCGGCGGCGCACTGTCGGCTGGCTCGATCGCCTTGCAGTCCGGAAACATCATGGGAGGACTCGGCACGTTCGCTGGCGCGCTCGGGCCGATTGCGCTGGGCATCGGTGCGCTCACGAGCCTGCTCAGTTCGTTCAAGGGCGAAACCCGCACAGGTGGGCAGTTCGGCGTTGCGTTCGACGGCCAGGTCATGAACAACCGGCGCGGCGAAACGTACACCTACCAGGGCCAGCAGTTCGACCGAGACTTCTCCAACGGCGAGCGCAATGCACTGGTGAACGGCCAAGCGTACCGCCTGGAGGGCGACCCGGTTGCGCAAGAGTCGGCAATTCGTGACGCAGTGAGCGGCACGGCCAAGGGCATCAACTCGTTTCTTGAAGCCTTGGGCTCCACTGCGCGTCTGTCTGGCTTTTCAGCTGGTCTGGAAACGTCTGGCAAGGGCCGTGGCGGTGTGTTCGCTGGCGGTACGCTGTCCAACGGGATGCAGTTCGGCGAATCGGGCAAAGGCGACAACTACGCCGGGACGCTGTACGAAGCATTCAGCACCAACTCTCCTGACTTCAAAACCGCGCTGGAGAACTTCACGCTCGACCTGAAGCAGTCCACGATTCAAGCGCTGCAATCCGTCACGGACATTCCCGAGGCGATCAAGAAGCAGATTGAAGGAGTGGATGCGGAGTCCCTTACCGCTGAAGCGGCAGACTCCCTACTGACAGCCATCAACGCTCAGATCGTTGGCGTGGAGCAGTTCAAGAACGCGCTGGATGGGATGGGCCTGCCGCAGTTTGCGGATATGGCATTCGACACAGCCGCCGCGATTGCCGAGGCAGCTGGTGGGTTTGACAAGCTGAATTCCAGCCTCGCCAGCTACTACCAGAACTACTACTCCGAAGCCGAGCGCGCAGCCAACACGACGCGCATGGTGTCCGAGGCGCTGGCAGAAGTTGGTCTTGAAATGCCCAAGACGCGGGACGAGTTCCGCGCGCTGGTGGAGTCACAGTTAGCCCTGGGCGATGCGGGAACTCAAGCCGTCGCGGTCCTGCTGGGCATGAGCGATGCCTTTGCCTCCATCACCGAAGGCGCCGGGAGCATGCAAGACGCATTCCGCGTTACCGCTGATGGTTTGCAATCCATCTTGGAGGAAGCCGTTACGAACGCCGGGAGTGCTGCCGAGGCATCCCGCAATGCCTCTCGGGCCTTCGAAGAAAGCATCTACAGCGGCTTGCAAGACAACCTGCTGGGCGATCTCTCCGGCCTGCTGGCGGGTGCGATCAATCCGATGATTGACAGCCTCATCGGCGGTGCTGCGGCATCGTCTGCAGCCCTCGCCGCAGGCGGTGCAACAGCGGCCTCCAGCATGGCGGCTGGCGGGGCGATTGGGGCC